CATCAAGTCGTCTTGTGGGCACTCCATGTGCCTCAAATCCCTTTTGAATAAACGCGCTCATTGGTAAGCGATAAAATATTGCACAGCCTTCCCTAATAGCATGAAAGAGTATACTACGACCTGTAAGAGCGCTAAGACCAAAGATAATGCAGTCTTCAACTTCTCCATGATGTTTTTTAAGATCATATAAATATTCTCTTTTTATTTGTGCGTAAGTTGCGGGTATGTTTGCATTTAAATAAGCCATAATTAATCATGTATCTCACCCCAATTATCACCATACTCATAGTCAACTTTATTTGGGACTTCTAATTTAACAGCGTGCTCCATAATTTCAACGATCTTTTTAGCATGTGCTTCATCTTGAACAGATATATCTAACTCATCATGTACCTGTATGTGAGGTATGATTCCTTCTTTGTATAATTCTAACATCGCTTTCTTAGTCATGTCAGCTGCACTACCTTGAATTAATTTATTTAAAGCTTTGTATGTGTAAGCTCTCTTGATCCCCGGTCCATGTTCCTGGAGTGCATCTTCGTGAGTCATAGCTTTATGCATACCAAAACTATTAGGTTCCCATAAGTGAAACCTGCATAGTCTACCCAACAATGTACGGATTTGTCCACGGTCTTGTGCTCTGTTAGATGCTTTGTCCATTAGTTGTTTTACAAATGGTACACGTGAATGGTATGTATTAAATAGGTCAGCAGCCTTGTCCTTTGTTACCCCTAATTCTGCTTGTAATTTTCCTTTACCCATACCATAGAAAAGACCCAAATTGATCGTCTTGGCCTGTGTTCTAGGTATCTCTGCCATATCTGCTACAGTTTGGTGAAAGTCTGCTCCATAATCATTTGTATAAGCATCTACAACGTCATATACGGACGGTAACTTGTATAAAGAAGCATAGTGCACTACCAACCTAGGCTCTTGTTGAGAATAGTCAAAACAACCCCACGTATGGCCTTCCTCGGGTATAAATAACGACCTTATCTTAGGTCCAAGGTCCTTGTTTCTTGCAGGAATTTGCTGGAGATTAGGATTCTGATAAGAGAACCTACCGGTTACCGTACCACCTCCAGCATTCCTTAACTGATTTATCTCGGCATGTATTCTACCTTTATGCTCATAGCTTATAATAGAATCTAAAAAAGTTGTGTGTGCTTTGTTTATCTCACTAGCTTGCGCAATCATATTATCAACAGGGTGCTCATGTTCTTGTAAAAAGTTTTTTGTAAAAGAAGGTGCTTCTGTTTTATCTGTTCTTGGATATTCTAATCTCAACATATCAAATACATTTGCAACAGATCTTGCTGCCCATATTTGTGTGTCAATATTTGTTTCTCCTTTTATCTTATGTAATAGTTCCTGTTCTGCTTTTTTAAATTCTTTTTTCATTTTGTGTGCACGTTCTACATCTACTCGTACACCTTTAAATCTCATATCAACTAGACATGGAAATAAATCAGACTCTAAATCAAATATATCTTCTAAGTCCTGATTAATAATTTCTTTTTTCATCTCTTGCCAAAGTCCTAAGGTTACTTCAGCATCGCGTTCAGCATATGCACCAACATGCATTGATGGTAGTTTGTACATTTCTGATTTAGGATTAATTCCCCATTCTGCTGCAGCTTCTGCAAGTGCAGCTTCGTTTTTACCATAGCCAAGATAATGCCACGATAAACTATTTAGATCATAACGAAATCTATTCTCATTAGTAACAGCTGCCGCTATCATTGTGCAGGCTATGTTACCATTTATTTTAAAACCTAACGCTCTTAACCAACAAACATCGTAGATCGCATTGTGAAAAACTTTTGTTGATGGTGCTTCAAGTACATCTTTAAGCCATGACATAACTTTAGCTCTATCCATATTACCACCACCTTCGTGAGCAATTGGAAAATAACCTTTGTAGTGACTGGTTGCAACTGCAATACCTATTACATCACCATTACCAATAACAGAACCAGATCCTTTTTTAATTAAGTCAGGATCTTTTGTTTCTAAGTCAATTGCAATTTCATCAACTTGTCTTAAGTCAGGAAATTCTGTGGGCTTTAACCATTCGGTAGGTGCTTCAAATCTAGGTATCTTCATGAATAATCTCTTTCCAATATCATTTCAAGATAGTGTATCGCCTTCTTTATGTCTTCTTCCTTTCCTTTCATAGAATGCCTACAAATATATTTTATAGCATTGCCTTCTGCGAAAAGCAATTTGTTTTCATTTACAAAATGTGCCGGCTGAATTTTCATACCTCGATAATGTTTCCCGCCTATCTGTTTTTCTAATGATTCATAATTTGAATCTTTAAATAAGTCCTTCGATGTCATAACCTTGATCCTCCTTTTTTGCTGACATAACATAAAGATTTTGTTTTGTACGAGTCACTCCAACGTACCAAACTCTATGCTCCTCATCTTGTTTATCCGAACTCTTCTCTACAGAGTCTCGAATTGTTTTAGTATTATCTAACATTAATAATACATTGTCGGCTTCACCACCTTTAGCTGAATGTATTGTAGATAATTTTACTCTAGGTTCTTTCTTCAAATCTTCCCCATTACTTAACATTTCTCTTATATATAAACATTCTTCGTAATCAACTTTAAACTCGTCATACCATTCTACATCTTTGTAAAATTTAAAATCTGTAAGATCATACATCTTTTCTTCTTTAACTTCTTCAGTGCAACCAGTGTATTCAAATATATCTTTTACTTCTGCTAACGACAGTAGATCTCCTTTTTGCCATCTAATATAATTTAGAATTGTTCTAAGTAGTGTAACTTTAAAACTTTTACGTTCCTTAAATTCAAAATAAATACCACGTTCTTTTAATATAGGTTTAAGTCTATTTAATTTATCATTGTATCTTGCTAACACTAGCCATGTTCCCTGATACAATGGTGCATCTTCTTGATCAAAAATATAATTAACAGTACCTTTATCTTCTCGTGCCTTCCAATTTTTTTGTATTCTTCTTTCATCAGGTATTTGTTTTAAAATGTTATCTGCTAAACTTTGTACTGTTTGTGGAACCCTGTAAGATTGTGGCAGAATTATGTCCTTCTTTGAAATTTCCTGCTGAAATTTTTTTACATCTGCGCCTGCCCAACCATAAATTGCTTGATCATCATCACCTGCTAGTATAACATATTTGCTATTTTCCTTGATAATGTTGAACATTTTCCACTGTATAGGTGATAAATCTTGTGCTTCATCAACAAATGCTACATCATATTTTGGACACAATCCTGACACAATAAATTTTTCAATCATATCTGTAAAATCTACCAGACCATACGATTGCTTATAATTATTTACTTCATCAGATATTATTTTTAATAATCTTTTATCCATGTCTTGTGAATACATATCCGTATTGTATTCATCTTCGATAGAAATATTTTTTATTCTAGCTGCATTAATTAAATTAAAGTATTCACTATCAGAATTTATAAAACCTGTATTCTCTTCACCACCTTTATAGATTGTAACCTCAATACCCAGTTGTCTACCTATATCTTCGTAGTGTTCGTCTTGCATAACTTGAGTCTTCTTCATACCTAATTGGTTAAATGCTAAAGAGTGTAGTGTTTTAAAATGTTTTAAATCTTTTTTCTGAAAAGCTGTGTGATAATCTAACATTCTATTTACTGCTTCGTTTGCAGCCTTAGTTGTAAATGCAAAGTATCCTATCTTATCTATGGGTGTACCTAGTTTTAAAAATGTTTTTACATATCTTAATAATCTAGTTGTTTTCCCTGTTCCCGGAGGCCCGAATAACTTTCTACTAATCATATTATGTCCGTCTTATGTTTTGTAGTCTTGTGATGTATAGGTACTTCTTCAAAAGTTTTTCTGTTTATCTGTATGACATTTTTTGTTGATGAATTATATTTACTTTTTTCTTTTGATGGATATCTTTTCTGATCTAAAAATTCTATTTCACAGTCTTGATAAGTTACCTGCATCATACGACCTGTTTTATCCTCACTATATTTCCAGTTCTTTGCTTTTAGCTTGTCGTAAAATTTATCAAACTTAAAGAATGCATACTCGCCTTCAATTAATACTGAACCAGTTTTAAATGCAGCATCGCTTGTAGCCTTAGGTCCATTTATTTTTGCATGTAATACATCATGTAATTTTTCTTTTGGTGATGTACCTACAGGTGGCTGTACTGTTTTTTGTGTCGTATATAATGCATCCATAACAAATTGTTCTTCTTCACCTTTGATTAAAGGTGGAAAGAAACCTGCAGCTTTTGATATTGCATTTCTTCTTTTACGTTGATCATTTAAATGCTCAACAGTTCTACAGTGTACTGTAGCTGTACTAATGCCATCAGGTTTTGTTACATCAAATTCATACTCTGGTTCTGGATCTAAATCTATTTTTTTTAAATTAGTTAAGACAGGGTAAGAACCTTTTGTTCCACGTAATACTCCAAACTTTTTCTTAACACATATACCTTTTTTACAATGCTCACTTAGCGGACTTTCAGCGCAAGTGTATCCCTTACTACTTCTGTTCCAAGATTTTACTTTTGCATTTAAAAGCTTATCATCCCATGCGTTAGCATGTTGACCTGAAAAATATTTTACTGGTGCGTTCTTTACTTTTTGTTGCCAGTTATCAGGATACTTCATTTTAACCATGACATGATAGTTGTACATAAATCTATCCTTGCCATCAAAGTTTGTTCCTGATGATATTTTTGATATTGCTGCTAGACAAGGCGGACCTTCTATAAATTCTTCATCCACACCCTCCATACTTTTGCTTTCGATTCCTTCAGTAATTTCTTTCAGTCTTTCTTTTGTAACCAGGTTTGAGCTAATAACTTTTATAAATTGATCCAAAGTAAATTTGGTACCATCAACGTTTAAAGCTTTCCGCTCCTCCCCGAAATAAGGTAGGTTTATAAATTGTCCTGGTCGTAGTTGACCTGTCTCACTATCTTTTGTCAACTGTGTTTGCTTTGGAAAAATTTCACAATCTGGCTTGAGTCCAAACAAAGATAATAAATTAGATAAAAAAGATTTAATTAACGATGCATTTGTAAATTTATCCATAAATAAAAATAAATGCAGACCACCACTTTTAGATTCTACGGGTAGTAAAGGTAAGTTAAACTGTTGTATAATATCTATATAATCTTTTTTACTAAAGTTGGTGTAGTCTTTTGGATCTATATCTATAACTCCAAATTTAACTTCAGAGTCTTCTGTACAAGGTTGAATACCTATAGATAGTTTTCCTTCTAAATGTTGTTGATATATATCAGTGGTAAGTTCTTCGAAATTCCATCTGTAGACAGGTTTCTTTTTACCTGTTTCAGAATCTACTTTGGAATCCTGGTGGTTGAAGTCAGCTACACCATAAGCATTCCTATATCCGTTAAAATATTCTATGTATCTTTCCATAATAACTGTTTCTGCGGGCCCTCCACTCTCGCTTCAGGCCCACACTGTGCACATATCCCCTAAGGAATTATATAATGCTTGGTTGGTCCTTCGGTTTCTCTTCGCCATGTTTAGCTTTAACACTTCCTTTAGAAATGCTATCGCTAAAACTTTTAGCTTGATCGTAAAGACCTTTGTCAGTTACTGGGCCAATCTTACTAACTTCCCAACCAAACCAAGTGCCTTTATCGTTTGACATTTGGGTAGTCTTTAGTTTGTAAATGTGGCTGAAAGATGCCGGTGTAAACATTCCGTTTGCACCCTTCATTTTAATTCCAGACATCATCGAGTTCCATTTTCTACTAATTTTTAATTGAGTAGATTTCATAGAGATCAACGCTGTCGATGGACTATCTCCCGATACTATAACAAAGTGAGATGCAGTCTTCTCAATATAATTACCATTAGGTAA